TGGAGGAGGTAAATCGACTTCATGGAGTACGGAAACGACAGTCTGGGGTAAAGTTGAGACATTATCTGGTGCAGAAAGTATATTTGGAGATCAATTACGAGCAACAAATAGCATGAAATTCACTATAAGATATTATTCTTCATTGAATACAACTTATAGACTATTTTTTAGATCAACAGCTTTTGAAATAGTAAGTATAAAAGTTATTGATGAAGGTAAAAAAACATATCAAGAAATAATTGCAACAGAAGGTGTAGCTTTTGGGAATTAGAGTAACAATAAAAAATAACACTAGCAAAAGAATTAATAAAGTTCTTAAACAATACGCATCAAAACAAAATCAATGGGTTGATACTGTGGGTAGTTATTTTAGAAATCAAATAGCTTTAGAAATGACAATATCTCCTCCATCGGGTAATGTTTATAGAGAGGGAACACCAACAGAACATATAGCATCTTCTGTCGGCAATGCTCCAAGAGTTGATACTGGAGTTTTAAGAAGCAGTATACAATATAAAAGATTAAGAGGAGAGAGTGGAGTTGGTCTTGTTAGTACAAATATTGAATATGCAGAAAGACTAGAAAAACAACTCAAAAGACCATTTATGGGTAAAAATAGTAAAGCATACATGAACACATTAATATTTGGTAAAATGGTTGCAAAAAATTTAGGTATTAAATAATGGGATATCATTCATTCGATTTACAAACTGCAATTTTCAGCTTACTTTCTGGAGATAGCACATTAGATTCTTTAGTAGGAGATAATAAAATATTCGACTCAGTAGCACCACAAAACACTACTTATCCTTATATTATAATAGGTTCAGAAGTTACAACAGATTTAGGTACTGCAACTTTAGATGGTAACTTATACAATGTGAATATCGAAGTTTGGTCTCAATATAGAGGTCAAAAACAGATTAAGGAAATCATGGAGAGGGTTTATATATTAGTGAATGATGTTACAATATCTGTAAGTGGTGCTGATTCTGTTATGAGTTATGTGAGAAATGCAACTTCGATGACAGAAGTCGATGGTATTACTAGACATGGTATTGTCAATATAGACTTTACTATTTATGATAATTAAACAGGAGAAAAAATATGGCAGTGCAAAAAGGTAGTGCAGTATTAATGAAAATAGGTAATGCTGGAAGTCCAGAGACTTTCACAACTATTGGTTCATTAAGATCAACTTCTATATCAATGGGTTCAGAAATGATCGATGTTACTAATAAAGATAGTTCAAGAAACAGAACACTATTAGCTGATGCTGGAATAGTATCTTTCACAGTAAGTGGAAGTGGTATTTTTGATGATTCAGCTAGTATAGCTTCTGTGCAAACGGCTTTCTCTGCTAGTACATTTAGTAATTTTCAGTTTATTGTTCCAGATTTCAAAACTTTCACAGGTGCATTCCAAGTTACGCAAATGGAATACTCAGGCGAATATAATGAATCTGCACAATACAGCATGAGCTTTGAGAGTGCTGGTGCAATTAGTATAGCAAGTGTATAAAATATGTGGACTGATAAAGAAGTTACAATATCTGGGAAAAAATATGATGTTAAAGTCAATCAAACTAATAAAATGATTGAGATTGAAATGATGTTTGATTTAAAACTTAAAAATGTGAATACGATTACTTTAGATTCAAAAGATTATAAAGTTTTACATAGTGATAATGTAGGCAATCGTGATGAAACATTAAGATTAACAGTTGAGGTAAATAACAATGGCAAATCTTCTAAAGGCAGAAAAACTAGTTAAGTTTAAAAATGGGAAAGAGTATAAAGCAAAAATGTCGCTTGATACTATCTTATCAATTGAACAATCATTAAATATGTCGATACTGATTATTGCTAATTCTTTGAGTCAAAATAGCTTATCATTATCACAAATTATTACTATTCTGACTTTATCTATAAGAGCTGGTGGTAATGATGTCAAAGATAATGATATTAAGCAAACTGCATCAGAGAATGGTATAGTTGACACAATTCGTGTCACAGGAGAAGTATTAACATTGGCTTTAGTTTCTGAGGATGAAACAGAATCAGAAGAAAAAAAAAGCTAACAGGTGATGAAAAATTACCTGTAGAGAGATGGTATGAAATCTGTGTCGGTATGATGCACATTAACCCAGAATCTTTTTGGAATATGTCTATACGTGAAATCACTATGGCAATCAATGGTTTTAAAGAATATAATGGTACAAAAGAAGAAGGTATGAGTCGTAGTGAACATAATAAACTCAAAGAAATGTACCCAGATTTTTAGTTATGGCAACTGAACTAGATAAATTAATTGTTAAAGTCCAAGCTGACATTTCAGACTTGCAAAAAGGATTAGCAAAAGCAAATAGTCAGATTGATGGTGCTTCAAAAAAAATGTCAACTGGTTTTAACAAAGCCAATGATTCACTAGATAAATTTTCAAAAACAGCTTTAAAAGTAGGAGCAGTTGTAGGCACAGCGATAGGTGTAACAGCAGTAAAAGGTTTCGTTGATGTCGCAGTCCAGATAGAAAATTTACAAGTCAGATTAAAAGCATTATTCGGTTCTGCAAGTGAAGGTGCGATGGCTTTTGATGAAATGGCAAAATTTGCATCTAAAGTTCCATTTAGTTTAGGAGAGATTCAAAGAGGTTCTGGTTCATTAGCTGTGGTCTCTGATGATGCAAAACATTTAGGAGAACTTTTAGAGATAACAGGAAACGTTGCATCAGTTACGGGTCTATCATTTCAAGCAACAGCAGAACAAATTCAGCGATCATTCGCTGGTGGTATTGCGAGTGCTGATATGTTCCGTGAAAAAGGTGTTAGACAAATGCTAGGTTTTGAGATGGGGACAAAAGTTTCAATAGAAGAAACAGCAAGAAGATTTCAAGAAGTTTTTGGTAAAGGTGGAAAGTTTGGTAAAGCTTCTGAGGAACTCGCAAATACATTAACTGGTACTGTTTCTATGGTTGGTGATAAATTCTTCAATTTACAAAGGAAAGTAGGAGAAGGTTTTTTTGGACAACTTAAACAAAATTTTAGAGATTTTGATAAACAACTTAAAGATAATCAATTTTTATTAGAAGCATATGCTGATGTAATAGGTCAAGCATTAGGTTCTGCTCTACAAAGTACAGGTGATGTATTGAATGCGTTAAAAACAGGTTTAAAAGCAATATTCTCGCTTATGGTCGCTACTTTTACTGTTAACAAAGTTTTTGCTTTTGCAATAGCAGTAAAAAAATTAAATGGCGTTTTAAGAGCAACTGAATTCACATTAAAGTCAATTAACGCATTAACAGGTGGATTTTTTAAACTTGTTGCTAAAATAGTTGTCGGTGTTGCGATTTTCACAGGATTAGATGCAATCCTTGACAGAGTAAGAGAGAATGCTGAAAAACTTGCAGAAGTAAACAGAAAAAATTCTGAATTTGCAGAAAAACTCTCTGAAATTTATGACTTACAAACTGGTGGATTCGCAAAAAACTCAGAAGAAATGAAAGCAAATAGAAAAAGAGCAAATGAACTCGCAGAACAACAGAAAAAATTAGCACAAATCACAGCAGAAGTTGAAAGTATATTTCAAGATGCTGGAAAACAAATGTCAGATGCTTTTGCAGAATCATTAGTTATGGGGAAAAAATTTGGAGACTCCTTAAAAAGTATATTCAAAAGTGTTGTCGCACAAATAATCTCAACAGTTGTTCATATAATGATTATTAAGCCATTAATAGAAAATTTAGCAAAGAGATTACAAGATATAAAAGATGATATGTTTTCAATTGGTTCAACAGGATTTAGTTTAGGTGATCCAATTTCAACAGGTTTATCTCTTGGTTTTACTGCTGGTGGTGGAAGTGGGACAGTTGGCACTCCTCCTATAAGTGGGAAATCGATGGGTGGTTTTGTAGCACCTAATACTCCTTATATGGTTGGAGAAAGAGGTGCTGAATTATTTGTACCACAGACTGCTGGAAATATTATAAGCAACAGAGGAATGTCTGGTGGTGTAGTTATAAATCAAAGTCTCAATTTTTCAACAGGAGTTGTCCCGACTGTCAGAGCAGAAATTATGAACCTTATGCCACATATTCAGAAAGAGACTATATCTGCTGTTGCAGAAGCAAGGACAAGAGGTGGGACTTTTGCTAGGACATTCGGTGCATAATGACTTTACCTGTATACCCACTGACAATGCCTACTTCTCCGAGTAATTTTAAAACATCAGAGTGGAGAATTGTAAGAACGACTGCTGTCTCAATGTCTCCATATGATTATTCTACTGCAACTGCAAGTTTTGATGGTGCTATGTGGCAAACAACAGTTTCACTACCACCAATGAAAAGAGAAGATGCTGTTAATTGGCAAGTGTTTTTAATGCAACTGCACGGAAGACATGGAACGTTTTTGATAGGAGACCCAGATGCAAAAACGATCAGAGGTGGATTAACGACTACTATCAATGTCAATGGTTCTCATTCAGTCGGTGCTTATTCAATTGCGATTGAAAATGCAGACAACAGTACAGTCATTTTAAAAAAAGGAGATTATATTCAATTTGGTTCTGGTGCAACACAAAAACTTCATATGGTCACTGCTGATTGCACTTCAAATGGAAGTGGTCAAGCGACAGTAGAAATAGAACCACCACTTAAAACTGCTCTTGCAGATGACTCAGCGATAGTTTATTCGAGTACAAAAGCTGTCATGCGTATGGACGATGATGCTCTATCATGGAATGCCAATGAGATTTCATTATACGGTATTTCTTTCAGTTGTTCAGAAGCAATATAGTATATATACCAAAAATAAATAAAAAAGGCGAAATGATGCTAATTTCGGCTTCTTAGAGGTATATATATATTATTTCATTGAATCAGAATAAAAAACAAGTTGATAAATTATACTATTAGTATATAATAGTATTATGTAATTGTTTTTTCATAGGAGGAAAAATATGGAATACAAAACAAGAAAAATTTATGGAACCAAATGCGAACATGTCGTGAACGATGTGGTATTTGAACCAAGTGCAAAACAATCAATCCGTTTGAATTTTGATAAATTCAAAAGAAATGGCGAATGGATTGATCTTCGTATGCAGATAAACTATTCCGAAGATGACAAAATGTTCTATGCTCAAATGTATGCTAGAGATGAAGACGGTCGTTTTACCGATCTAAAACTCCAAGTAGAGTTTGAGCAATTAGACTTATCTAAATCTGTAGAAGATAAACTTAGATTAGTTTATAAAGACGAGTAAAAGCAATGAGTGGGTATCTCATAAAACCTACCCAACAATTAACGAAACAATTAGAGGAAATAATATGGAAAAAATAAACAACGTTGATGAAGATTTACTTGAGCAATTATATCAAGTAGCGAGAGAAGATATTAGTAGTTTGAACATAGACGAGTTTTTTAGTCTTTGCAAAGAAGAAAATGACAAAGAAATGAACTCATTTCTCAAAAAGTTTTGCAATATTGACATTGATAATACTGCGAATATTTTAATAGAGAGGTACGTTAAAGAGAGAATACACAATTATACTTTAGCAACAGACGGGATAATAATAAAAAAATAATTATAAGATATAGAGTGGGTATCTCCTAAAACCTACCCATCAACCACATACAATCATTATTGAGACAATGGATTATCGCTTTGTGCTTTAAGCTGTTCTACTTTAGTCTCTAAAACTCTCAACTCTGCTTTAAGTATTGCAATATCTTGTTCAAGTGGTTTTATGTTCGGTGCAGTTTGTGATTCAATTACGTCAATTCTTTGTATCAATTGTCCCTGAAAAATTAGTAATCCAGATATAGTTAAAAATAATCCTACTGCTGTTGCTATGGTTTTAATATCCACGAATCCTCCGTAAATGTTCTTCTGCTAATATTCTTTGTTGTTCAGCTTTTTCTACTTTGTCTTGATACTCTTTATATAATTCATTATACGGTATTTTACTTTGTTGATAAATAACTCTATTGTCAGTAAATTCTCGTAAATCAAAATATTCTCCACCATCAATTATAGGTTGATTTATAAATAAATTATTATTTATAGATTTGTAACTGTCAATATCAAGGTTCGATTTCATAGCTTTTGCTACAATAATATTCGTTACGACTAATTGTTTATCAACCTCTTGAACGACTTTAGAAACTTTTTGAGATATCCTATCAACAGTAATCTGTTCAATATTATTTTCAGATTCGTTACTAGCTGTCGGAGTTTCAGTGCTATCGTTATTCCCATCTTCTGTTCTTGTATTCTCCTGTTGATCGCTGTCTTGATCGTCATTAGACTCTGTTCTTCTTTCGTCACTAGGTTCGGATTCTTCTCTTTCAACATTTTCCAATTCTGTATCTTCTCTTGATTCAACTTCATTATCTCTTGATGAGATTTGCTCTGTATCTGTTTCTGCAAGTTCAATTGTTGATTCTTCTTCAATTGGTTCTGATTCTCTGACGATTTCTTCTGTAATCGTTTCTGTAATGTCTTCTGCTTCAACTCCAACTTCTGCTGTTTCAATGATTTCTTCAAAATTTTCGATTTCTGTTGCGACTTCTTCGACTGTCGTTTGATTGTCATATTCTGCTATTTCAAATATTTCTATTATACCTGTATTAATATCATCAGTATTTTGATCTAAGTAAATTTCTTCTATTATATCATCAATGATAACTTCTTCTTCGTTAAAAGTAATATTATCCAGAACAGGAGTATCTATTTCTAATATTTCTGCGATAATTTGATCTTCTGATAATTGTGATATCACTTCCTGTATATTTTCTGTCACATTAGATATATTTTGAACATCGGACTGAGAAATCAAACTATGCTCTATTACTAAAGTTGGATTTCTTAAATCAATTGCTCTGTGGGATGTTGATTGTGATGATTCAGTAAAATCGAATCTTGCTTTGATACTAAAATCAGATTGATTATTGATTCCCTGAGTATAGCTATCTGTATATGTAGCATAACCACCACAATTCCAAGAACCACAACCTTTCAATTCAATGTCTCTCGTTTGAGTTATAACTTCCCCATCAGAAGTAGTTATTATTTGCGACATCCTTGTGACAGTATCTAAATCGTTCCAATGCCACATATCAGCACCCAAAGTTGAAGTCCATCCATCGTTGATTTGTTGTTGTGTCAAAGTATCGCTTAAATTTATTGTATTTTCTAAAAAGTCTCCATGAACACCAGCAAAAATATTATTTCCATGATTATGACTAGGGTCTGTACAATTCCAACCATTGTGCTCTTGATTGTTGTTAAAAAACTGTTGAGG